AATACTGTTTATTCTTCTTCAGCCAATACTTCTGATTTCATTGAATATGAGTTAAGCGTGCCTACTTCCAATACTGTTGATTATGGTGCGTTTTCTAACACTGACACTGAAACTGCTACTTCCCTGACTGGAACTATTACGATAGCTAATAACAGTAATATTATCACTGGAACTGGTACGGCTTTCGATACAGAACTCTCCGCCGGTCAACGGATTAATGTTGTTTCAGGTAGTTACGAAGCGATCAGAACAGTTACTAATATCGCTAACTCTACTCAGATAACTGTAGATAATGGTCTTATCGCGTCCAATAGTGCAGCGTTGCATTATGTGTTCTCCACTGTAGGCAACGACGGTATTGTTGAATATGAAAACACTGCTGGTTCTAGGTTCATTGGATATAAAGAAGTTGCTCTTAAAATCGTACTTCTTTCGTCTAATGCAGTTAAGGTTCCAAAGGTGGATGACATTAGAGCTTTGTGTTTGCAGGTATAAAATGAGTACCAAACCCAATGAAAGCTTTGTTAGAGCCGATTGTAACTCTGGAGCGGTGTTGAATACGGACAACACCGCTCTGGGCGCTTATAGGGCTGCTAGAAAAAGAAATAAAGAAATTGATGCTTTGAAGGAAGAAGTCAAAGACATTAAAGGTATGTTGTCTCAGATACTAGAAAAATTAAACTAGGTAATTACTATACTGCTAAATACACTTATTAAAAGAAGAAAGCTCTATGACAGTCACAGTATCAAATACTTCTAACACCAATACGTTTGATTATTGGCGTAATAGAACAAACGAAATAGCTCATGCAGTAACCACATTTGCAGTTACTACTGAGTCTAACACCGCCGCAGGTAATGCCGCTATTAGTGGTACATTCACATCAAATGCTATGGTTGTTAACTCTAATATCAGTGTGGGCAACAGCACTGTGAATACGCAAATTACGGCGGGTAATGTCAATCTGAATGGCTCAAGGCTTCATATTGGTAACTCCACGATCAACTCTGTGATGACAGAAGCGGGGCTTGTCGTCAGTAACTCCTCAGCGGCGGTAACAATATCACCTGCTGGTTCTGATGGTGACGCTAATAACGCAGCTTATCTCGGCGGCGCTGCAGCTGCAACATACGCCAATCTAGCAGGTCCAACATTCACTGGCACAGTAACAGTTGGCAACTCTACAGTCAATTCGTCGGTTAATAGCACCTCTATCACAGCGCCAAAGATTGTGTTTAGTTCCGGAAATACCATTACTGATTATCATGTGAGCACTTCAGATCCATCGGGTGGATCTGATGGGGATATTTGGATTAAAATACCAACATAAGGAATTATTATAATAATGATTGGAATTTCTAGTATACTAGCATTTGGTTGGCCAGCCGCCAGCTGGAGCATTAAAGATGAAGAATATGAAACTTTAGAATGGAACGACAGTAATACCTCCAAAAAACCAACATTAAAACAAATCGAATCTAAACGTAAAGAATGTGAGATCTCTGTTTTGTGGGCGGAGGTGCGCGCACGCCGAAATGTCCTATTACAAGAAAGCGATTTTACACAATTAGTTGATGTTGTTGAGAGTATGCAAGATTCATTGATCGACGAGTGGATGGAGTACAGACGGTCCCTCCGGGATATTACTGATGATTATGCTGATCCAGCATATGTAGTTTGGCCGAATAAGCCAAAAAGAAATTAAGGAAGCCCACGCGCGTTATGTCCAGAACATACTACTCCAACAACCAAATCGGCACATCCACGACAACTTCGACCTCATATGTGGATGCGAATATATTAACACTCACAACAGAGGCCAGCACAAACTATGCTGTTTTTTGGACAGCACTTGTGGACGCATCCTCGGCCACCAAGAGCGTGGTCGTGAGGGTATTGTGTGATGGCACAACTCACCATGAGTCTGGTATCTATCAACATTGGTCTAGCAGACGAAAAAGAACAGTGACTGGTGTTACTGTTTTTGAAGAAGGTGTATCACCAGGCAGCACAGATTTCAAACTCCAATTTAAGAGTTTTGACGGCACCAGTGTTAGGATGTATGACTCGTACCTCACAGTCATGGAGTTGGTAGCTACTGATGTATTCAGCACAACTTTGGGTGAGACGTCTTCTATTAATGCTACCGGCGCTGATGGTGATTCTGAGTATACAACGTTGGATGAGATTACTGTCCCTGCGGGTAATTTTAGTGTTATGGCTTCTTCTTCGTTTGAGAAAGTAGCACTTTATCCAGAACTCAACGGCAATGAAGTTCGGAACCTAATTTGGGACGATACTAATAATAATGCTTACGGGTACGTCGATGGCTTACCTGTAAACAACTACCTAGCTGGCACGACAACCACTAGGTTAGATGTAAATATGCATTATTGGTACGCTACGAATATCACAACCGTAGGTTCAACTAATCTTGACTATAGGGTGCAAGCTGAACCAGATTCGACAACAGGTTTCTATACCATCCAGTACCCTGGGTACTGGAAGCACCGTACTATCTTAGCACTGGATCAAGATGCGTTCTCGCAAACTATTGCCGAGACGATGGAGAATGCTCAAGCCGTGACAACCACGGTACCAGGGACTGACAAAGATTGTGTTGTCAGCGCTACAGCGGAGGTTTCTGGCAATAAGCTTCTTGTAGCGTCTGCTTATGTCACTTCGAACTCATCAAGTGTTACAGTATATACTCTACCGATTGCTGACGGGACTGCGTTGTACACAACAGACACCCCTCAGTTCGTTTCAACATCCGCTCAATCTTCGCTGAATTATTATATGTACCCTATCGGGTTTGTTGGCGTTGTTAATGTAACTGCAGGCACTGGTAGTTACGGTTGGCAGCACTGGAACTCCTCTACTAATACTTCACGTATTGGCCGAGCCAGCATGCTATCTCACGACCTAGATAATGAGAACGGTGTGGATTGGCACATCAAATATAATGGTGTATGGGAAGCAGCTCAAACTATTAGCGTGAAGACTAGCGGGACTTGGAAGACAGCTTCTGATGTCTACGTTAAAGATAGCGGTGCTTGGAAGACTTTGATGAACCCTGCGAGGTTGGCTGGTAATACAGGCTTGGCCATTTCCTCTGAATACAGTAGCAACTTTACTGCATTACAGGGCTTCACTGTAACTAGATCACGACCAACTATTAACGAAGGTATGTATGTTGATTTTACATTAACGACGGTTAATGTCCCTGCAGGGACTTCTGTGCCTTATACTATCACAGGTATCTCGGCGGCTGACATTACTGGCCCGTTAACTGGTAACTATGTGGTCGGAACGACAGATGTTATACGTGTTACATCTGTCGCGGACAACCTCACTGAAGGCCTTGAACTTATTACACTCAGTCTAGATAATGGTGCTAGCGCGCATTGGACATACATATATGACACAAGTACGACGCCTCCACCACCTCCTCCACCTCCTCCACCGCCTCCTCCACCGCCTCCTCCACCAGTTACATGTGTTGGTATCGGCACTCTTATCGATATGTGGGATGGTACAAGGAAGCCTATCGAAGAAGTTGTCGTGGGGGATACGGTTATTACACTCTCGGGTGTTATGGGAACAGTGATAGATGTGGAAAGCCCACCACTTACTTTGAATAGAAGAATGTTACGTTTCTACCATGCTGATGGATCCTACTTGAGGATCTCTGACGATCATGAAATGTGGATCGATCATGAGTTCCAAAGATGGGGTGTTGCAAACTATAACTGGTGGTTGTTTGAATATGAAAATATCATGGGTGATGAGGCATCTGTTGAAAATGGTGGGCCAGATTGGGGGCGGCATGAACACCCATTACCTACTGTACCTTTCAAGGAATACAAGTATGCAACATCATACGGTTGGATCACAACTAAAGGTGAATACGAAGCTACACAAGACCCAGAAGAGCGTTTATATAACTTAGATCTCGATCAAGGTGGTGGATTTATAGCTGATGGTTTTGTTATCTACGCAGGTAACTGTAAACTTGAAGATATAAAGGACACTGAATGGAATCCACCTAAGAAATAAACCCTGATTATGAATATATTGATAAATGGATTGTATCGCTCCGGTAATAACTGGAGCGAATACCTTATGAATGAGAATATTATTGGTTGCACCCATGTCGACATTAATCATTTCCCATTAGCACACCATCCATACTTTAATTGGCACGACTTTCATATTATGATTTTTAAGAACCCATACAATTGGGTTAACTCTATCATGAGACAAAGTTGGGATATGCCATTTTTCTACGACTTAGAACCAACCGAGGGCTGTAAAGAGGTTAACATTAATCTTGGATACCCTAGAGAAACCACAAAAGACAAACCAATAAAAAAACAATACACCATTAGTTTGCAGAAGTTAATTCGTTGTTATAATAATTATTTTTATTATTGGAGCAATCACTTACGGGGCATGACTGGTAAATATGTATTCGTGCAATACGAACAAATCTTAGCGAATCCAGAAAAGTTTTTAGATTGTATTTGTGGGAAAACTGGATTGAAAAGGAAAGGGGTATTTACTAATTCAGGCACTGTTCATTCTTCCAGGGATTGGGTGGCGTCCAGAGAACAAATATACTTGGACCAGCCAAAGATGGATAAATCTATTTCAGATGTGGTCAGACAAGATTTAGATAAAGATATTATGTCAATGTTAGGATTTCAATATCTGGATTGAACGTCGTAGGCAGTTCTTTACCCTCATGCGCCGCCTCGTATAAAAGACAAAGCATAGCATACTTAGATCCTTTGATTATTCTACCAGAACTGTGTAGGGTGTCTTCCCAACCATCTCCATCATATTTAAAGAACACCAGAGAGTTTTTCTTTGGTTTTATAGATATATCAAGTTTGGGGAAAGACAGTTTACCACCAATATAATCTTCATTTAAATATAATAGGCTAGAAGCTAATCTTTGACCGCGATTGCCTATGATACTCACATCATCAGTGAAAAACTTATCGTAATGCGGGGTGAACTTTTCGCCCTTGACGTACTTTATCATCTGTAGACAGCTCAGTTGGTATACATGTGCATTATTAAGATCAGCTATTCTGGATGATAATATCTCAGAGATATTATTCTCGAATACATTCATATAAATACTTTTGCTGGTTCTTTCGTTATTGGTATGTTCGGCTGGATCGCCCTCATCACCGACAACTAAAGATTCCTTGAACTCTTTTGTTTCAATATATTCGAACAGCTGTTGATTTTCATGATCGCTTATGAAATCGAATATCTCGACAATCAATGGAGATTTGCTGTGTAATATGTGATTGAATGATTTCAAAGAGGTCATAATGTTACAGATTTTATGTTATTATAATTAGGAGTATTTATATAATGATACCTTGTGATTTCCTGGATGGTGATCTATTTAGACTTATGTCTTCGCAAGATTCAGACGATGGCGGTGATATCCAAACAAACTTCTCGAGAATCCACGCTTTGTATGCATATTTTGAGATGAATCCAGAACTCATAAAAGACAAAATTGTTGTGGATTTTGGAGCGGGCAACGGAGCCTTGGCTGTTGGGTTGTGTAAGCTTGGTGCTAAGAGAGTTATAGCCATTGATTATAACGATGACGCCTTGCAGTGTTGTAAGGACGCAGCCGAGAAGTATAATGTTGATATTGAGGTAATAAAATATATTGACTACAATAAGATATACGGTGATGTGTTGGTGGCGGCTGGTGTGTACTATGAAGGTTATAATACGGAGTGTAACTGGCAATATATTTTGATGAATATGGAAAACTCTATACCAACTTATATATGCTCCGGAACCCTCTGTCGAAACGCGCATAAAACTATAAAATTAAATAATCCCAATATTATACACAGCACACAGCTCGTTGACATATGTGATGGATTCGATAGTTCTAGTTGGGCTGCAAGTAACTTAAAAATAGAAATGTATGAAGTTGGTCGTGCTCCGCACGAGGTTGAACCGGCTAAGAAACGAAGGGCGTGGATGGACAAAAATCAACATGCATACCGTTGCGTGCCACTCAGTATAGCCAACACGTATGGTTGGGATATCTTACTACCAGCCGACTTGGATGTCGAATGGGATGGTGGTGATGATCGATCTTCAGTAAAAATACACGGCAATGATCACTTATATGATAGTCATTTTGCTTCGGGCACATTTACTATACAATCGGGTAATACCTGGAAGACACCAGAAGACCACCAAATTATGTGTATGCCTATACCTAACCCAGATCAGTATGACATAATTTCATTAACGGCTATAATGGAATCAGATAGATTAATGTATCCATGGTTTGTGACATGTAAGATAACCAGACCTGGTAGATACCAGATGCCAGCCGGAACACCTATATCGAGGGTCGTGCCGATAAAATTAGGCGATATCATAGATAGCGAAATATCTACAGCTACCGAGTCTGAAGAATATAGAGAATATAGACGATGGCAGACTGCTGTAAGAAATAACAAGCCGGAAGATGTTAAATGGCAGAAGTTCTACCACAAAGTTGCAAGATACACTAGTATAAAATCACCAAGGGTCCATAATAATGATGCATAAAGATCTATTAATCATCGATGATTTTCTAAGCTATGATGAATGCGACGAGTTAGTTGAGTTGTATCATGACACTGATGTTATTATTGAACAGGAAGATAATGTGTGGACTGGCAGAGGGAGATGGCCAACATATACTGACGTTCAGAAAATAAAACTTAAAGAAAAAAGAAAACTCTTAACACAAGATTATTTCAACAAAAAGTTAGAGTTATCGAACTTACATATGATGGTATGGGAAGTTGGTCACGAGATGACACCGCATTCTGATTATGGTGCAAATAATGAATTCCCTGGGCGGGATTATGCTTCTGTGATTTATTTGAATGAAGACTATGTTGGGGGAGATATATACTTTCCAGATTTAGGTGTCACACATAAACCAAAAAAAGGTCAGTTAGTTTCTTTTCACGGTGGAAACACTTTCCACGGCGTTAAACGCATCTCTGAAGGTACAAGATTTACTAATATTTGTTGGTTCCAAAACGTATAAATAGACCTAGAGATATTTTAAACCAAAAAAAACAATGGATCATTAGAAATGACAAATAGTATCGATATTTACCACCAACAGCTTCTAAGTGATATGAATTTATACGCTGGTAGTATTGATGGTGTTATAGGACCAGAGACAAAAAAAGCCATCAAAAGATTCCAGATGATGAATGGTTTGGAGGCTGATGGAGTAGTTGGACCGAATACTAAGAATGCATTCCAAGAGCAATTATCTAAGAACCCCAACACTGGCACAAGAAGTTCATTTCTTTCCATTACTAAAAAAGGGTATAAGGTCTGGCCAAAGGAAGGCACATCTTCACTTAATAAGTTTTATGGTGGTGTTGGTAAGAACCAAACTTCAATCGCAATTCCATATAAAATGTACTTAGCTTGGGACAAAAAGAAAAGCGTTAAACGTATTACTTGTCACGAGAAAGTAGCTGATTCATTACAAGCTATACTGTCCAACGTAAAGAACACATACTCACAAAGGCAAATTGAAGAATATGGTTTCAACATGTTTGGTGGTTGTTTGAATGTGCGTAAGATCAGAGGCGGAGATCGTTACTCTACACACTCATGGGGGTGTGCTATCGATATCGACCCAGCCCGAAACCAACTGAAGTGGAAGTCCGACAGAGCTTTCCTAGCCCGACCCGAATGTATGGATTTCCTTGATTGTTTCAAACAAGAAGGTTGGTATTCATTGGGTGGTGAGAGGAACTTCGACTGGATGCATTTTCAGGCTTGTCATAGGTAGTATACGAAATGAGAGGTAACGATTACATCTACAACGAAGGGTTCGTCTACCAAGACCCTTCTGTGACCTTTACAAACATATCTAGGGAACACACTTCTCAGAATGTTGAAAAAGTTGAAGCTGATAGTTGGATAAAAACTAAATGGAGACCATTAGTTGCTTGGCAGTATTTGGTTGTTTGTTTATTTGATTTTATTATCGCCCCTGTTACTACAATGGTTTTCTTTCATTCAACAGGCGGTGATTATGTTCAGTGGGCGCCATTAACCATCCAAGGCGGTGGTTTGTATCATTTGGCTATGGGCGCTGTTCTTGGTGTTACTTCTTGGTCCAGAGGGCAAGAGAAAATCAATCGCGTAGAGCAAAACTACTAGAATATAAATACTACTAAACAGGAGTTGAATAAATGGCTGAACCAACAACACGTAGTGAATTCCAGGAAAGTTGTTTGCGAAGACTAGGTAAACCAGTTGTGGAAATTAATGTGGATGACGATCAAGTTAGTGATCGTATCGATGAGTCCCTGCGTTATTTTTGGGATTACCATTTTGACGGTGCGTCACAAACTCATTACAAACATCAGGTTTCACAGGCCGATAAAGATAACAAATACATTACAGTTCCTGAGAATATCATCGGCGCTGTTAAGATTTTCGACCTTGGATCAGCCCTTGGTACTAATAATCTTTTTAATATCAGGTATCAGATTGCATTGAATGATTTGTATACATTGACATCAGTACAAATGACTCCATATGTTATGGCCATGCAACATATCCAATTTTTGGAGCATATCCTTGTTGGAAGGCAACCGATGCGTTACAACAGACACATCAATAGAATATACTTGGATATGAATTGGGATCGATTGACTGTAGGTGAATATTTGATTGTTGAAGCCTATCAAATAGTAGATCCTGATGTGTATAGCGATGTTTGGAAAGATAGATGGTTAGCCAGGTATGCATCTTGTTTGATCAAACAACAATGGGGTACTAACCTCAAGAAGTTTGAAGGAATGCGTATGCCAGGCGGACTTGCGTTTAATGGCCAACAGATTTATAACGAAGCAACTGAAGAGAGAGAAAAGTTAGAACAAGAGATGATCTACACTTATTCACTCCCTGTTACAGATATGATCGGATAACGCACTCGTGACAACTTCAGTCTTCTTCAACAACTTTGCGGCTTCGCAGGAGCAAAACCTCCTGGAGAATCTGATCATAGAATCCATAAGGATTTATGGACAGGATATGTTTTATTGTCCGAGAACATTAAATCATTATGATGATGTTTATGGGGAAGATGACATTTCTAGCTACGACAGTGCGCATCAAATTGAAATGTACATTAAGTCCATCGACGGATTCAGTGGCGACAATGATTTTATGTCTAAGTTTGGTGTTGAGATCAGAGACCAAGTGGTATTCTCGATGGCCCAGCGAGTATTTGACATGGATGTGGGTACCACCACATCACAGACACGTCCCAATGAAGGCGACATAATATACTTCCCATTGAATGGTAAAAGCTTTATCGTTCGTTATGTCAATAAATTCGAGATGTTCTACCAGTTAGGCGCTTTGCAAACTTGGGAAGTGACTTGTGAATTATTCGAATATTCTCATGAAGTATTCAATACCGGGATACCTGAAATTGATTCGATCCAACAAGTGTTCAGCTCTAACCAACTCGATTGGGTTGTTATGGATGAGAATGGTAAATTTATCACGGATGAATCCTCTAATATTATTGTCAGGGAAAACTCATCTATAGAAGACATTATACCTAACTCTGATAATTACGAAATTCAACAAGAGTCTGATACGTTTATCGATTTCTCGGAAATGGATCCTTTCTCTGAAGGAGCGCTGTAAAAAATGTTTAATTCTCCATTCTATTTCGGGTTGGTAAGGAAGTATGTGATCCTTGTTGGTACTTTGTTTAACGACATCAAGATATCCAGGACAGATGGTGTGGTTGACACTACTGATTGTCACACTAACTTCGGCGCTCAAACTGCACTGATTAAAGTTCCTATCACATACGCTCCAAAAGATAAGATGTTGGCGCGTATAACACAAGACTCTGATATCGACCGAGATACAGCGGTTATTCCACTACCGGCTATTTCGTTCGAGATGATTGACCTTGCTTACGACTCTTCAAGGAAGTTAGGCAACATCAAACAAACTCGTATAACTGATTGCGCAAACTCTAGCATCACGGCGTCGCAGTTCAATCCAGTGCCGTATAATCTGAAGTTCAGGGTGTATGTTTACGCCAAAAACGCTGAAGACGGTACTAAAATAATTGAACAAATACTGCCATTCTTCACGCCTGATTTCACAGCTAGTGTGCACCTCATTCCTGAGATGTGCGCCACTATGGACATTCCTATTGTGATGGATAATATCGACCTATCAGATACATACGAAGGTAGTTTTAAAGATAGAAGGTCTATTATATGGACTTTGGACTTGACAGTAAAGGGTTACTTCTATGGTCCTATTAAAACTTCTAAATTAATTAAATTTGCTAACATCAATATGTACACACCCACTGGTACTATAGCAGATGCTATCGGTGTGGCTCCAGTTTCTGAGAAGATCACGGTTCAGCCAGGATTAGACGCGAACGGCACCGCCATCAATTATTACGGTGGTCCCAATAACACAACTGGTACTATCGCTTATACTTCCATTGAAAAAGATGATGATTACGGTTTCGTGACAATGATTTACGACACTGACGATTTGATATAATAATTATAAAGTTGAGTTTTGAATGTTATGAAAGATATTATTGGGGAATCCCTTGGGTTAGACGATGAATCAGAACCAGAGACAGGGAATACAGAACTGCAGGTAATTGACGTGGACGAGTCTGACGACACCGCTTCCGAGGACTTCGATGCGGCTCGTGTTAATATCCATAAAGTGATAATGGACGGCCAGAGCGCTATTGACACATTGACGCAAATCGCAGAAAGCTCACAACATCCAAGAGCGTATGAGGTTCTAGCGACATTGATGAATACTATGCTTCACGCCAATAAAGACCTTATGACTTTACAGGAAAAAAAGTCTAATATAACTGGCATTGAACGTTCGCCTTCTGCGGGTAAGACTATAAATAATAATCTTTTTGTTGGTTCTACATCCGAGTTACAAAAAGTGTTGAAGGGTATTAATGAAGATAATGAACCAGACAATTAATAACACCAAAGGTTATAATGGTAATATACTTCTAAAGAGAGCCAATCAACAGATTGAATGGACCGAAGATTTGGTCCAAGAATGGGTCAAATGTGCAGAAGACCCTCTCTATTTTATCAAAACATACATGAAAATCATCACGCTGAATGAGGGTCTTCAGACCTACCAGCCTTGGCCATACCAAGAAGAAATGATTAAGAAGTTTGTTGATAACAGATACACTATTGTCACTACAGCAAGACAGGCTGGTAAGTCCACCACGACATGTGCATTCATTTTGTGGTATATCATATTCCAAGCAGACAAGACAGTTGCATTGCTGGCGAACAAAGGCGAAACAGCTAGAGAAATTCTCGGCAGAGTGCAGCTTGCATACCAACATCTACCAAGATGGTTGCAACAAGGCGTTAAAGAATGGAATAAAGGTTCGTTCGAGTTAGAGAATAACAGCCGTGTTATCGCCGCGGCCACATCAGCCTCTGCTATACGTGGTTATACAATCAACCTCCTCTTCATCGATGAGGCTGCGCATATTGAAAACTGGGACGAGTTCTTCACTTCCGTTTATCCTACCATTTCGTCCGGTACTGATTCTAAAATCGTTCTTGTTTCAACACCAAACGGGCTGAACCACTTCTATAGTACATGGCAAAACGCCATAGAAGGTAGGAATGGGTATGCTAATATATTAGTCTCTTGGAAAGACGTCCCAGGGAGGGATGAGGCTTGGAAGGAAGAAACCATCGCCGGTATGAACTTCGATCACGAGAAGTTCAATCAGGAGATGAACTGTCAGTTCTTAGGTTCTTCCGGTACTCTTATTTCTGGCTGGAAGCTAAAGGAGATGGTGCACTTATCCCCATTGACAGAGCGGGATGGTTTAAGTCAATACGTAGAACCAGAAAAAGAGCACGTTTATGTTATGGTGTGTGATGTTTCGCGGGGTAAAGGGTTAGATTATTCAGCCTTCCAAGTTCTAGATGTAACAAATATGCCGTACAAACAAGTCTGCACGTTTAGGAATAACTCATTAACACCAATAGACTATGCTGATGTTATATACCGCATTGCCAAGAACTATAATAATGCGCTTGTTTTGGTCGAAATTAACGATATTGGTGAACAAGTTTCACACTCAATTCATTATGATTTCGGTTATGATAATATGCTGTTCACTGAGAATGGCGGTCGTCGGGGTAAACGTGTTACTTCTGGATTTGGTAGTAAGAAATCGGATAAAGGTATAAGAACCACAAAGATTGTAAAATCTATTGGGTGTTCTATGTTGAAGTTGTTGATTGAACAGAATCAGCTTGTGATAAACGATTTCACCACAATTAACGAGTTGTCTACATTTTCTAAAAAGAGAAACTCATACGAAGCCGAGCCTGGTAAACACGACGACCTTGTTATGTGTTTGGTTTTATTTGCCTGGCTTAGTGACCAACAATATTTTAAAGATCACACGGATATCAACACACTTAGTTCGTTGAGAGAAAAGACAGCTGATGATATGGAGCAAGACCTAGCACCATTTGGGTTCTTAATGAACGGCAGGGAAGATCAAGGTCTTGAGATAGACAGCTACCATGAGAACTATGCGCCAGACGAATGGATGTGGAATATGAAAGATTTCTAAGAACTCCATTATAATAAATACATTATATGTGTCAATAAATACCCATTAACAATAAATCCTCATCAAAGGAGATAATAGATATGGCATTTCAGCTAAGTCCAGGCGTGAATTTTTCAGAAGTAGATCTAACCACAGTAGTGCCTTCAGTGGCGTCTTCTGATGGCGCTATTGCTGGCATTTTTAAGTGGGGACCGATCGGCGAACGGGTTCTGATCGATTCAGAAAACCTTCTAGCACAACGTTTCGGTAACCCAACAAACTCTAATCCAGAAACATTCTTTACAGCCGCTAACTTCCTAGCGTACGGCAATCGCCTTTACGTTTCACGAGCCGGTAAGACTACTGGCACAACACCTCAAGTATATGCTAACACAACAGATACTGGTGACACCACATTCTCTAACGTATTCACATGCACAACCACAAGCCTTGAAGTAGGTATGTATGTGACACAGTCAAGCAACACAACAATCCTGAATGTTGATACCACTCCTTCAATCGTTTCTTTGAACTCTACAGCGGTTATTCTTTCTGCTGCTGCATCAGTTAACTCGTCCGCTAATACACTATTGTATTTCGCAAGACCTGATACAACATACACAGCTTGCGCTGTAGATGCAGCTAATACTTCCGCTGTTGTAGGCAATCTAGTAAACCAAATTGTTAAGAACGAAAATACATATACATCTAAGGATGGTAATTTCGATCTTGATGTGCTTTACGTTGGCCGCTATCCTGGTGAGCTAGGCAACTCTCTGAAGGTTTCTGTATGCGATACCTCTAGTGGATTTAGTTCAAATGTTGAAGTTGGCAACTCTTCGTTTGGTTCTGCAGTTAGCTTTAGGATCGGTGAAACAACAGCTACTGTTAAAGCTTTAGGATCATCTAATACGGCAACATTAGGTACAGTCTCTAATAATATCACTCTTGGTGATTATATTCTTGCTGGTAACGCTGACATTGGTGAGCAGTATCTGCTTGTCACATCTAAGGCTGTTACTTCTAACACAACAGCAAATCTTGTTGTACCGAATACGGGCGTAAACACAACCACTAACTTCTTGGCTGTTACTAATCACACTAACGGTGTTTTAACACTCACTCCAGGCGATGCGGTTATCTACGCTAATAGCGCAACTATTGTCACAGGACTTACTTCTGGCTCGACATAC